ACGATGGAGTTTGAGAACAAGCGTTATGTTGAGTATCGGAAAGTGCCCAAACCTGTGTTGAAGCGGGAAACGCGCTTGGTATTTGACGGCAATGAGTTCAAGATGCATAGTGCAGTGCGAAACAAGTTTGACTACAGCATTCCTACACTGGAAGAACAACTGGAGCATAAATATGGCAGTCGTGCATGATTACAAATGCAGTGTGCATGGGTTTTTTGAGTCGCATGAACCGTTTTGCCCACACGGTTGTGAATTGGAAGTGCAAATGGTGTTCTTGCAACCCGTGGGTGTGAAGTCGGATCGCACCAAGGGGGCTGACCGCACCTTGCAAAACCTTGCCAACGATTTCAAGATGACGGACATCAAGTCCGCCAGGGAAGGCGACCATCAAAACCATGCCCTGTTGCAAAACAAACAGCAGAACAATGATTTTGCAGTCAAGTGGGGTAACCCGAAAGACATTGCCGGGTTCAATTTGCGTCCGGTGCGTGATGAACCGGTACAAGGTCTTGCCTCCATGCGCAACAGTGGTGTATCCTTGCCACCAGTGCGTCCTTCGGTCGTGATCCGCGACCATGAAAACCTGAAAGTGCAGACGGTATGAGAATTCCTTCCAATCCTCTGGAAAGGGAAGCGTTCTACAACGACATTGCAACCAAATGCATGGTCAGTTTGCAGGAGCGCCGTGCCGACTATCAAACGCTGCGTTCATTTTTCCTCTTTGGCAGCGGGGTGGATGAAGCGCCTGCGCATTTCAACAAGATCTATCCTCACATTGACCAACTGGCATCGTTTCTTTACTCGGCAGAGACGACACGTTTCAGCATTACCTTGGGAGCCTCGGTTCCCGTCGCCGAACAAAACAAGGTTCCGGTGTTGACGCAAGCACTCAACGATGAGTGGATCAATTCCAATGCCGACCAGACGTTCTCGCAAGCGTTGAACTGGGCCTTGTGCTACAACTCAATGTTCATCAAGCTCATTTACAACAAGGGCATCCAGCCCTATGTGGTGGAGCCTGGGCAGGTCGGCGTGTTGCGCGAGGACATGACGAACACAGATCGGCAAGAGGCGATGTGCCAGAAATACTACATCACCAAGTCCGAACTCTATGCGCGACTCTACAAACATCCGCGCCGCGATGAAATCGTCAAACGGGTGACGGCCAATGAGAAATCGCAGGACGATATGCCCGAAGGTGTCGAGCGTTTGCTGATGTCCCAGGTCAATCCGACCATGTATGGCAACGTCAACCTTGATCTTGGCGGTATCAACCGCTACAAACCCAAGGTAGCTGAAGACTTGGTGCAGATGCGGGAACTCTACATCTGGAATGATGAGATTGAGGACTACCAATTCATCACCCTTGCCGACCCCGATGTGGTCATCTACGACCGCCCGATGGAGTCGGTGTACCTGCGCGGTGAAGTGCCCCTCATCCAGATCTGCCCCAACCTGCAATACGACTACTACTGGGGAATGTCCGAAGTTGCGCGATTGATCTTTTTACAACAGATGCGCAACAAACGGATGGCAGAAATTCTTGATTTGCTGAACAAACAGGTGCAACCGCCCACCGCGCTGATCGGATTCTTGGGCATCCCCGACGAAAAGAACTTCGCGCTCAACCGTGCAGGCGGATTGCTCTACAGCGACCAACCCAATGCAAAGGTGGAACAACTCGCACCGTCCATTCCAAACGACTTGTTCCGTGAGCTGGGCGAAATCGACAACATGTTTGCCGAAGCTTCGGGAATTGTTTCCGTCTTGCAAGGACGTGGGGAAACCGGAGTGCGCAGCGCAGGTCATGCTTCGCAATTGGCGCGTATGGGTGCGTCAAGAGCCAAGCGACGGGCGTTGGTCGTGGAAGATGCGCTTGAAAAGGTGGCGACGATTTACTTGAAGTTGATGATGAAGTATGAAGATCGTCGTTATTTGGATGTCAATGATATTCCGTTTATTGCTTCGCAGTTTACGGAAGATTTTGTGGTGAAAGTGGATGCGCATAGCAACTCACCGATATTTATGGAAGATACGCGAGACTTGGCCTTTAATCTTTTCAAGGCCAATGCCATCTCGCGGGAAAGACTTATTGACTTACTTGAGCCTCCCATGAAACAATTGCTCAAGGACGATCTCAAGAAGATGGAACTTCAGGCCAAGGAACAGGCTGCAAGCCAAATGGGGGAACCCAACATGGCAAGTTCGGCAGGGCCAGCAGCGTCAATCATGTAAAGGAGCAGAGATGGAAAAGTCGGGGTATACTGGTCAAGGCGATCAGCCGCGCATGACTCGGGATATGCTCAAGGCCACCGCCCGTGCACCGAGAATGACGTTTAACCGCAACGCTATTGCAGGAAAGATTCGCAATGCCAATGTTCGATCCACCACTCGATAGGAGAGATGCGATGTATGCTCGCAAAATGATGCGTGGTCGCAAGACCCGTCGCTGAGAACAGGTGGCTGGCGTACAAAATGCGCTAGCCACTTGACATTTGTTTGAATAAAGGATATAAACCGCGCATGAGCGTACCTTCTGATCAATTAATGAACATGATTCGGCAAGATGCAGGCAAAACACCGCCTGTTGCGCCACCTGAGATGCCGAAACCGGCATTGTCAGGGGCGGAAACACCGCCGATGGCAGCGCCGATGTTGACCCCAGAGGATGCCAAAGGAGATCAAGCTGGGGCAAAAGTGAACATTCAAATTGCGATGGACCTCATGCAACAGGCTCTGCCTGCTTTTGGATCCGAGTCGGTTGAGGGAAAGAAGATTCTGGATGTGTTAACGTCGCTTGCTCGCGTGTTTGGAGAGACGGAAGGCAAGACGCGAGAGTTGATTCCGGCGGAAATCCTGCAAATGGTGCAGAGTTTGCCGCAAACAGGGGGTGCTTCAGCAGCGATGAAGTCGATGTTGCAGGCTCCGATTCCTGGTACACAAGGTCCGCCTTTAGCCATATAGGAGTATCGAGATGGATTTGTTCAAACCTCGTGGTGCACAGACGATCCGCCGTCCTTTGGACAACAGCAAGGACAACGGCCAGATCATCAATCCTCCGCGTTTTAATGACTTTGGTGGTCTTACCAATGCAGGTAAGGCTGGAAGCAAGAACAAGATGACGCTCTCCAATCCTGGAGATACCAAGAAAGTCATCTGACGGGTGTGACAAAAGGGGCAAACAATGTCACTTGAAAACTTGAGCGACGGCGACATCCGCGAGTTGGCACTCCTGGCGAAGGAGTTGCACGACAATCCGACGACTCGCGCTGACGCACTGCGGTTGACGAAGAAGATCCGGCAGGACTTGCCGATTCCTGAGATTGAGATTCAGGATCGGATGGAACAGACCCGTCAGCACATGCAGAGCAAGATTGATTCACTGGAAGCCAAACTGCGTGAACGTGATGCGCGTCAAGTGCTTGACGATCGTCGCCGCGCACTCAAACAATCCGGCAAGGTAAGTTCGGATGACGATGTGAAAGCGGTGGAGAAAATTATGATCGAAAAGAAGATTGCCGATCATGATGCCGCCGCTGACTACTTCAACTGGATGAAGCAGGCGGACGAAGTGTCCAAGCCTACTCCGGTGTTTCAAGGTGCGCCCGTGTTGAACAACTTTGACCTCAAGGCGTACTTCAAGAATCCGCAAAACGCAGCGCGGGAGTCTGCTGTACAGGCATTGAATGAGCTGCGTAACCCAAGACGACCGATTGGACTTTAGTAGGGGCGAATCTTCTAAAGGAATTTCATCATGCCTATTGGTGGAGGTATCATACCAGCCAGCGGCACAACTCAGTACAATGAACTGACGTATGTGACGCGCCGGGCGTTCATCCCAAAGCTGATCGTCCAGATTTACAACTCAACCCCGCTCATGGCGGCGTTGCTTGCAAACAGCCAGACCGCTTCGGGCGGTGTATCCTCGGTCACCGTTCCGGTGCAGGGGGCGCAGTTTGTGAACGCCCAGTGGTCGGACTACTCGGGTTCGTTCCAGCAGCCTTCGGTGCAGCAGGGTGCGTACAATGCCGAGTTCAATCTGAAACTCATGATTGCACCTGTGCCTTTCCTGGGCATGGAGGGTGCGGTGCAGGAAGACTATGCCGTGATTCCTCTCATTGAGGCACGGATGAATGACTGCACGAACGTCATGATGGATGCGATGGCGACATCGGCGTACACGGACGACGGCACGAACGCACAGCGGTTCACCGGACTGCCGATTGCTGTGGATTCCACAGGAACGTATGCGGGTCTCAACCGTTCAACCTATACATGGTGGGCATCAAGTGAGTACGCTGCGGGTTCGGTCAATCCGACGCGGCAGAATGTACTCCAGTACATCTCTGGTACGGTGAAAAAGTCTGCTGAGATGCCAACCTTTGGGGTGTGCGGCTTTGGCACTTGGACGCTGTTGGCCCAGGATTTTGTCGGTCAAGAGACCTACATGATCACGCCGGGGTCCAGTTTCGGTGGGGAAGAAGGCCCGAACTCGGCGTTTCGTGCGCTGATGGTTGCGGGGATTCCGATCTATCCGGATCCGTACTGCCCAGAAGGTACGATGTATCTGCTCAACACCAACTATCTGTCGCTCTATGTGCACAACAAGGCCCAGTTTGCGTTTACGGGCTTTGAGTCCACGTTGCCCAACTGGCAGATTGGTTATGTTGGTGCTGTTCTGACCATTGCTGAGATTGTAAGCACGAAACCGAAGTCGATGACCAAGGTAACGGGCTACAACTCGCTCACGCTGTAAGGAGGGTATCATGGCTCTTGGTCTTCCGAAGCTGATTCTTGCGTCAAGCAGCCCGAATGCGGACACGGCAGGCGCGTACTTTGATGCAATAACGGTATCAATGGCAGCGTCGGCAACGGCGCTTGTTCCTGCGGGGATGTACATTTTCCAGCCCAATGCGGATGTGAAAGTGCAAACCACGGTGAACAACACGCCATCGTGGACCGATACGATTGCGGTGAGCGTCGGCGGTGTGTTGTTTTCGGATGGTATCAATGTCCGGTTCAACAACACTAACACTGCTCAAGCTGCAACCATGCAGTTGATGACGGTGAACGGTGGATTGTCGGTGACAGGTACTTACACTTGAGGTGACGTATGGACGCAAATCGCGTTGCTAATGAGTTGCCGAATCGGTTCGGCGGTATCTTGTTGGGTAGCCTGATTGGTGCAAACTTCAATGTGACCACCGATCAGCAGATTGTGATTTTTGACAATCCTGCCAAGTACATTTTGCGTCGGATCGTGGCGACCAATGCGTCGGTGAGTTTGAGCACGGCTGCTGGTGGAATTTACACGGCGGTGAGCAAGGGTGGGACGGCTGTTGTGGCTGCTGGGCAAACCTACGCGACGCTTACAGGTTCCACGTTGTTTTTGGATTTAACCCTTAGCGGTACGGGTTTTGCAAACACCACGGTCAAGTCGGGTGTTCCAAACTTGTATTTTTCGTTGACCACGGCGCAAGGTGCTCCGGCAACTGGAGACATTTATGTGTTTGGCGACATCTTGACGCTGTAAGGAACCAGTTGTTCGCCCCTCTGGTAGTTCAGTAGCTCCGCTCTAAGCCAAAAGCTAAAGGCGGAGCGAACGACTTTATGGATATGAGAGCTTTATGGCAACTCTTTCGGGATACATTACCGAGGTGCGTCGGCTCTTGCATGATGCCACCGGGGTGTTTTGGACGGATGCAGAGTTAACGGACTACATCAACGATGCGCGAAATCGTATTGTGCGCGATACGGGTTGCCTTCGTTATCTTGCTCCGAGTTCAGTCACCACCAATGTCGAGACACTTAATCTATCGTCGCTATCGCTGCCAGCCTATGCAGATAGCATCCTCGATGTTCTAAACATCAATCTTTTCTGGGGGAACACACGCATCCCCTTGCGCTACTTGTCATGGACGGAGTTCAATGCGCAACTCCGGTTCTGGCAAAACTACACAGGCCGACCGATTGCGTTTTCCCTGTATGGGATGACGACGATCTACTTTGGCCCATCTCCGGATCAGGTTTACACCATTGAGTTGGATACGGTGGTGCTGCCTCTGGCTTTGACGCTGCAAAGCGGGAACGATCAGATCCCAGCGCCCTACACGTCGCCGATTAAATTCTATGCGGCATACCTTGCCAAGTACAAGGAGCAATCCTATGGTGAGGCAGAGATTTTCAAGATCGAGTACGACAAGCAAGCTCGATCTGCCATTGCGTCTTCGATGACGCGGCGTCTGCCTACACCGTTCAGTAGTCCGTACTGACATGGCTACGGAACAGCGCAAGTCCTATCATGTGACGAAGGACTTCAAAGGCATCAACACGAAGGCCAATCGTACCGCCATTGACAAGGATGAGTTCGCGTGGCTTGAGAACGCCATGCCTATTGGTTTTGGCAACCTAAGGATTGTGCCGAACTACTACCCCGCAGTCGCCACAGCAGGCACGTCGGTGACCTCGGGCAAGACCTATCGGGTTGCCACCTTGGGCAGCAGCCTCGCGCAGTGGCAGGCGTTTTTTAGCGGTTTAACAGCCATTCCTGCGGTAGGCGACCTGATCGTTGCAACGGCGACAGGCACTCTCCTGGGTGGCAGCACAGTAGCGCTCATGGCGGTCACTGCAAGTGTGCCGGAGTACAGCGCTCCGGTCAACATTGGTGGGGTCAACTACTTGTTGATCTTTCAGACCAATGGCAGTTGTGAAGCACTCAATCTGTCCACCAATTTACTGACGACGGTAGCCGCTGCTGCGACCTTTAGCAATGCAGGTTGCAAGGTGGCGCAATGGAAGAACGAACGGGCGCTGATCATTGATCCGGCCAATGGTTACTTCAATTGGAATGGCACGAATCTTGTCAAGATGGGTTCGGTGCAAAGCATCTCGATCACCAATGGCGGGACGGGTTTTGCAGGCACGATCTCCGTATCTATTACCGCTCCGAACCAGACGGGCGGTGTGCAAGCGACGGCGACGGCGACGCAATCGGCTGGCATTATTAACAGCATTACGATCACGGAGCCAGGATCTGGGTATACCTCTCCGCCAACAGTGACCATCACAGGTTCGGGCGGCGGCAGCGGGTTTACGGGGACAGCCAATTTGCTGTCGCAAAACGGGCAGGCAATTGCCACGTTCTCGGGCAGAGTGTGGATTGCCTTGGGACGTACCGTGTACTTTTCCGCAGTCGAGTCCTACAACGACTTTACAAGCGTGAGTGCCGGAAACATTACGATTACAGACGGCACACTCTACGGGAACATCACACAGCTTGTCAGTGCCAACAACTTTCTTTATGTGTTTGGCACGAACTCCATCAACGTCTTTTCGGATGTGCGCATCAATGCTTCCACAGGCGAGACGTTGTTCACCAACACGAACGTCAGTGCGTCCATTGGTTCCGACCTTGAGGATGGTATCTTCGCTTACTTCCGCAGCATTTTGTTCATGAATCGTTACGGTGTGTACGCGCTTGTCGGCGCGACCACGACGAAGATCAGCGATGCTTTGGACAACATCTTCCCGAACATTGACTTCAGTTTTGCGGTCACATCGTGCCAAGTGCTGATCTACAACATCTTGCTTGCAGCATGGTCGGTGACGTACAACGAAAGTGGGACGCTGCGCAAGCTCCAGCTTTTGTTCTTTGACCGCAAGTGGTTCGTCACCGACATGGGCGAGGTGACGCATATCAATTCGTCTCCTCTGTCTGGTTTGATCGGCGCTTACGGATTGCGTGAAAGTGGGCGTGTTTACAAACTCTACAATGACCAAAGTGCGGCGATTTCGAGTCTTGTGCGCACAGCGCTTTGGGCGTTGAACGATCCAATCCGCACCAAGCAGGCGTTGAAGATTGGTGTTGAAGCAACGATCAGCAACACGGGTGTAGGACAGATCAGCTTTACAGTCGATTCGGAAAATCAATCGTCAAGTCAGATTACATTGACGAATGGTATCCAGTGGATCAACAATGTCTTGCAAGTGTTGCAATGGCAAAACAATTCAGGGACAATTATTACTTGGACACCCACAGGGTATGCGCTGTACAAGTATGATGCGCAGCAATACGGCAAGTATCTTGGCATGACAATTACATCCACCAGCCCTTCTTTTGTCTACAACGGATTCCAACTTGAGCATGAATTGCGAGTGAGGTTCTAATGTCTAAACCAGTTGCCATTCCTAACACGTTTGCAACCGCAACAACGGTCATTCCGTTATCCAATCTGGATGGGAATTTTACGGCGGTTGCAACATCCATCAACAGTGCTTTGACGTACAGCAACTATGCGGCAGACACGGGCGCTGCGGATGCCTATGTTGTGACTTTTACAGGGTTGACAACGACGTACGCGGCTGGATTGCGGATTCAGTTCAAGGCGGCCAATGCCAACACAGGCGCGTCAACGATCAATGTGAACGCACAGGGTACAAAAA